CAATATATTATATCGGATTTAATATTTTTTATCCATAAAATAGCATAGTGTAGTTTTTAACTGATTGGCCAAAACAATTTTTAAGAATTCATATCCACAAAATCATATAGTTTATTATGAAATTTTTGCCGTATTTTTGCCGTCAAATAAAAAAAGAGGGGTACCGCTCATGGTACCCCTTTTATTATTAGTCTAATTCAACAAGGCGTTTCAATTCGCCGTTTACAAACCACATTTCACATCGTACGTTGTTATGGTCTGTGAGTGTTGCAGTATATAAACCGTCTTTCTTTGGGTTTACTTCTTCCGCGAACATATGAGTTTTGCCTTCAAATGTAAATGTTTTCATAATATTTCCTTTCCAACTGTCAACTAATAGTTTACTGTTGCAATCCGTGCAACTCGGAGATAATCGGATCACCTACCATTTCGCAAATGTATAAAGCGCGCTGGCCCCTTTGAAATGCTTCCCGTCAAAATGCGCTAGGCCTTGAAAGTCGCCAGCTTGATAACCTACCGTTTCATATACCTTGCCTGTATCCAGTACAGTAACGCCACCCATTACACGATGCACTTTGTTAAGATTAATCTTATATACATCAATCTTTTGTGCATCGGTATTTTCTACAACCGCCGTTCTATCACTTTTTGCCGTGGCTTCCTTTGGAATAGTAGGCGATTTTTCTTTAATAGCGTTTTTCGTAACTACTGCCGCATCATGTAGCGTTGGCGCTTGCGTGTAATATGTTACTACCGGCTGCGCCGTTTCCTTATATGCAATAACTTCCTTCGCTACATTTGGCGATACGTTAAGCGCTTCCCCTAATTTAACAGGGTTCTTCGCAACGGTCTGATTGATAATAACCGGTTCTTGTAGCTTTTTGGTATGCATCATATTATAGGCGAATAAGCCAGCAACTACCACCAGCAACATAAGTAATGCTACTGTGATAACTGGCAAATACGCTTTTATGAATTGCTTGATAGTATCCATACAATACCCCCGTTAGATAGGCCAATTTAAAACTAAATCCGCATCAAATTCCTTGCCTTCAATGTTTTCAGTAAATGTATATTGCCACAAATTAGCACCTTCATAATCGCATTGACTATTTAATTGTGCACACCAAATAGCGCACCCGCCCAACTGGCTAATATCTAATACATTCACTAACCAGTCATAACTAGCATATAGGCCGGTATTTATGTAACCAGCTTGCCATAATTTATTGATGAACACGCTGCATATATTGGTTAGTTGCTGGTCTGTTGGCATGCCACGTTCTGCCTTGTAGTCGTCAGCATCTTCCATATCGAACCATACACCCATTGGCAATTTATCAACAGTTAAACCGGCATCATTAAGTGTATTTAAAACGAATTCCGCTTCTTCGGCTGCATGTTCTTCGTTCATAGCATACGAATAATGATATACGCCAACTGCTAAACCGGCATTAATAGCACCATTAATATTGTTATAGAATTCACTATCTAAATTACCACGGCCATAACCGATGCGAATAATCGCAAAATCAAACCCATTAGCCTTGACCGCGCCCCAATCAACTACGCCATTATTTTCGCTTACGTCAATACCTCTCATGGTACCCCCTTATAATTTCACCTTGTTTTCAATTTTAGTTCGGATTAAATCTAGGAATTTACCTAGCATAGCATTGCCGCCGTCGCGTAGATTTTCCATAATAGATAGGAATTCACAGGAACCCAAATATAACCAAACTAACGATACCGCGAATTGCTTTTGGCCGCTCATTTCATCGAATAACACGGCCGCCATTGTAGCTGCTACATATGTTAGGATTTTAAACACAAACCCTTTTCGCATGTATCGGCTGGAAATTAGGCCCTTTTCAAACGCCAACGGTATTGCGCGGTACTTTTCCCATACGGCCATTTGGTCTTTATCGTATCCGTATTCATCAATTAACATTTGATATGCAATAGCCGCCCATTTAGTGAAAAGGTCGATGAATACCAATAAAATAAACATGCCCAAAATCTGGACGTGTTTAATTCCAATTACCCATATAGCCACGGCAGTCGCACCGCTTAATATTGCTTTCAATACAAAACTATCTGTTAAAGAGTTCCAACCCTCAACAAAAAACTTCAAAATAAACTCCATTATGCGCCCCTTTATTTAACCTTACCTAAACCATAAACGCTGCGCGCTATATTGGCTTTTCTCATATTGATTTTGTCTAATTGTTCCCTCTTTTGTTCGCCGCTCATGCGTTCATTATTAATGATCGCTTTAGATGCTTTGTTTAAACCTTTTAGGCTATCACTTGCATTTTTGAGTTTTGCGAATTCTTTGGCATCGTATCCGTCTGGCCGTTGCCCCGTTAGTTTGAATTCATTATGTAGTTTTTCTTGTTCCTTATAATCATCATATACACGTTGTACGCTATTCGATGATTGATAAGGTGCCGCCGTGAACCCTCTTAACCCCGGCGCTTCGTACCATTTTTTAGATGCGTTATTTTCTTTTGCACCAGTAGCCGCATCAATGCCGCTTAAACCTAAACCAGCAAGGCCGCCGCCGTACCCTCTTATTGTATTATCTACAATATACGGCGAAACGTTGATTTTATCGCCTACGAATTTTGCAACTTCGCTTGTATTTGCTCCATATTGTAGGTGTGCCGGTAAATTTTCTTGAGATTGTGGAATAATATTGCGTTGTCTGAATAAAGAGTAATTCGTCATAGCTTCAACAACCGGTATCATAGCCGTAGGCATAAAACTAGGTGCAAGGCTATCAACTACCCTATCACCGAACCCCTTAAAACCTACGCCTTTACGGTTGTTTTTTGCATCGTCAAAATACTGTAACATACGTTCAAACGATGTACCGAATAAAACGCCCGCTTCAAATGGCTTAGGAACACGATACATATTTTCTTTGCCCGGAATAATCCAGAATGTATCTTTTTCCCATTGTGGCAACTCTTGGTATCGTTCATCATCTTTATTCATGTACCATAACAAAACACTTGGTAACGTAATATATAACATTGTTTTAACCGTCATACCGCGCGGGTCTTCCTTGAACGCACGTGCCATTTTGTCGGCGCCTTGAATTGTTGCGTTAAAAAAGGCTATTACTTGATTTGCCTTTTTAGTATGCGAACCCCTACGGCTAAAATCTAGCGTTATATCACGGCTTTCAAGTGCTGCTTCCCTTGCAGTTAAAGGCTTTCTATCTTTCCCAAATAGGCGATTACTAACCCCAGTATAACCCTTTCGTGCATTATCAAATTCCGCCAATCGTGTTGCCATTTCTGTTGCTTCACTCATGGCGCGCAATACTTCAATAGGGTTTTTAATCAACTTAGTAGCCTTACTTTCACGGCTCATAATATCGCGTAATTGGCCGCCTAAATAGTCGCGGTCTAAGGAAACCATTGCCGCATGTGCCGCGCCAGATTTCATATATTCCCAGTATAAATCGCCTTTTTTAAGGAATAGCGATAACCCTTTAAAAGTATCGACTACAGGAATAAACCCATGTTTGGAATAAATAGATGCGCCTATCATATCGCGTACAGGGTTTCGCAAGATAAATTCCGGTGATAATGTAGCACCAGCGCGTAACCAGTTGGCCGGATATGACAAGATTTTTGCAACCATGTTTGATTGGTCTTTATCTAACATGCGCATCGTTTGAATAAGTTCCGGTGTTGTTTCATACGTTACTTTTTCGCCGTTTTCCCAAACATTAAATGTATTATCTGTTGCCGCTTTGTTACCGTTTACACGTTCCACTATTTGCCCTACGCCGTTTTTATCGGCAAGTTTTGCAAATGTACGCCCAACGTGATTTCGTTCTACTGCGTTATAGAATTGGAACGTATTCTTTACGATACTTTCCAATGGATCTATGATATCGCGCGTACTACCTTTAAAACGTTTTACCGGACTGGATACATCAACAAAACCCTTTCCGCCAGACAAGAACGATTGCATGCCAGCATCTGACATATCACGGAAAAATGGAATGTAATGCGGGTACATTTTGCGCATTGTATGATATGCCTTAGCCGTCAACATGCCTTCTTTAACTAACATTTGCAACATATAATCTTGATATTTATATATTGCAACTGCTGCCTTTTGAAAACCTTCATTTCCGGCGTGCTTACCTAATACGGCAGCATCTTCGGTGTAATCAAACGTTGCTTTTTGTTTGTTTTTATGTAGGTCTAAATCGTGCAAGGCTACAAGATATGCGGAGAATTCCTTATGTTCCTTTTCGCCTATACCTTTCAAAATGTCTTTTAACGATTTAATACCATGTTCCGGTGCGCCGTGTTCAATAAGCGTTTCAGCTTTACCAACCCAGCCACGCGCTAACCACGCTTGCATATATGGATTATCATCAAAGGCAATCTTTTCGCCTGTTTGGCGTTCGACTTCCTCAACTAAATCCTTCAACGGGTTCAATTCATCAACGGCTTTAGTGTATACATCATTTAATGCTTTTTTAATTACGTCTTTGGCTTCGCCACGCTTAACCGCATCAATGGCTTGGCTAACTTTTCCTTTGCTTTCAAAAGAAATGCTGCCTTTGATACGTTCCGCGCCGCCTTGACGGTGCCATTCATGAACCAACTGCGATAATTTGTTGGTTATACCGTTCAATTCTGGTTCATTCTTAATTGCTTCCGTAAAGTGATTATAGAATTCTGGAAATTCCCGTTTTGCTTTCGCGCGATCACTTACATAATCTTTAAAGAATTCAGCGTAACCTTCGCCACGTATTCCGTCCATGCCTAACTTATTGTATGCTTTTCCGAACCGGTCTTGAATTACGCCGTTAAATTCGTTATTAAACCGTGCATCTTTACTGAAACCGAAATAATTATCTACATAATGCCCCAATTCATGCATGATAACTGGAATTTCACCATAATTACCGCTACGGATAACATCGGTTTTAGTATTGTACCAGCCGCGTACATTATCACGGCCCAAACGGCCACTTTTAACGCGTTGATTAAATAAGTTATTAACTGCATCTAATATTTCCCTACGTGTTACGCTTCGGCCTAACCGCTCTACTTCATCAACGCCAGTATGCGGTGTATCCTTACCAATTGCGCTATATTGTAGTGGTTCCGTAGGTCTAACGCCTTTACTTTCCAAATAACGATTTGCCATTGCTTCGTTGCCGTCAAAGGCTTTTACCATGGCTTCGCGTACTTGCTCGTGCGTTGCATTGTCTAATAGCTGGCTAGGTTGCTGCGCGTATTTGCTCACGCCACCTTCTGCCGGTTCCGCTTGCATCAACTTCAATTCTTGCGTATCGGCAATTAGTTCGGCAGCACGATCACGGCGAACCGTTTCCATGTATTCGTTGTTCAATCGTTCAACTGGTACATCTAGGCTTTCAGATAATCGAACCTTCACCGCATCAAGTTCCGTTTTTGGAATATCTGGCTTTGTGGCTTTGTTTAAATCTTTCAATAATTCCGTGTTAGAATTTACTTTATTTTCTAATTCGGTATATCGTGGTTCAGATGCATCATTTTTCAATTCGTTTATGATAGTTTCTTTTGCTTTTTGCGGTAAATCGTCAAGTGCATTTCGTAAACTTTCGTTTGGTGCATCTTCTTCATACCTAAATTGAGTACTTGCATCGTTTTCAAGTGCTTTTTCTTCAATTTTAGGTTTTTCACCCTCTACAAAGTCAGTATTTATGCGGTCTTTCGGCTGAAATTCATTTATTTCGCCTGTACGGGTCGTTTCGCCTTCGCCTTGATAGTTTATACCTAAATCTTCGTTTTTAACTTGTTTTTTGTCTGTATTTTCTACAAAACTGTTTAAATCGGTATGTGGTTCTTCACCATTTACAGATTTTTCGTTTTCTATAAACTCATCTTTGAATGGTTGTTCATAGCTTCGATAATTAGGGTCTAGCGTATTATCTTTAAACGATGTATTATCACGTGGCCTATTTTCATATTTACCATAATTGTCATCGAATGTTTCTTTAGCAATTTGCGCCCGTACATCATCATGTGCAACTGCTGGGTCTGGTCTTTCATAATTTTTTCGTATGATAACGGCCATTTCTTCCGGTGTTGCATCTGGGCGCGCGCGCATTGCTTCAAGTGCAGCGCTTTCGGTATTGTGCAATTCCCATACGCTGAAATCAACTTGCGTTCTCCAATCCCACGGATCTAACCCGCGACTTTCTGCGAATTTCAACAAACCTTTTTCGCCGTTGAGTCTATCACCAGTAAATTGAACCAAACCACGGGAACCGTAGCCGTCGCCGCTTGTTACCGTTGTACTAAAACTACTTTCGGCGCCAATATTACCAGTCATGGCAGCCGCTTCAACGTCGCTTAATCCATTCATACGGTATCGGTTATAAATGTCAGCTTGGATATTACCGGTTTCTCCTTCCATAGGTTGACCGTTCAAACCACCTTCGGAATATTCGCGCGGTTCTACTGTTTTAGGTTCTTCTGGTACGGGTACATCATCAAACGCGTTATACATTACGCCTTCTTCCATTGTTGGCGCATCTTTTGTGAAACGTTCGCCAATATCTTCAAAGGCATTAGATGCTTTTTCTTTGATGTGTTCCGCTGCACGTCCTACACGTTCACCGATTGCACCACTTACCTTCTTAGGTGTTGCCCCGTGTATCATGGCAGCCGGTAAAAATACGTCGCCCCATAAATTAGTAGGGTTCATGGCTATATTTTTAGCAAATTCTCCCGGGTCGTCAATTAAGCGTTCTACTGGCTCGGCCACCGGGTCTACTAAAAGATTTTTCGCCGTGGCTACATATTTATTCCCTAAAAATCCGTCTGGTGCCGTTCCGTCGTTTTCTGCGGTTGCATTGGCGTTATACATATCAACCGTATCACTTGCAATCGTAGGCGCTGCAAGTACGCCAGCAGCTATTCGCACCGGTGGTGGAACGTATGGCGTAATTGCCAGATATCCGGCCGGCTTACCAACGGCGGCATTATATGTTTCTACGTGCGCTTTACCTAACCCCGGCGTAGCATATTCGTCGATAAACTCCCCATTATCATCAAATTTAGAAAAGTTATCGCCATTAGCATCAATGGCATTAGCAGCACTTTTAGAATACTCATTACCTAGATTGTTAGCTTTGTTTACTACATCATCTTTCCAGTTGGTTAAGGTATTGCCTACATTGTCGTTAATTTCTTTGCCGGTTTTATCAATCCATTCAATATTGTTTTTAACGCCATTAGCAACATATTCGGCATTATTTTTAACGCTATCCCAAAACGTAGGCTTGGGCGCGTTGCCTACGTCATAACCGTATTCGGTTGTAATATCTTCAAAGGCGTTGTTACTTCCAACTGCCTTGCCATATTGGCCTGTAATATCATCAAACACACCCATAGTCTACCCCTTTATATTTAATAAGACTTTAACCACGATTTATATTGACCGTATCCGGCCGCATCAAGTTCCGCCGCTATCTGATCATCGCTCCAGCCTTGCGCTGAAAGTTCATTCATTCGCTTGGAAATCGCTGCTTGTTCTTCGCTTGAATAAGTCGGCTGCCGTTTAACTGTTGGCATTCCAGCAACACCACCACCGCCAGCAGTAGGCGCACCACTTAACGCACTTTGTAATTGCCCGTAATAAGGGCTTTCAGTTTCTGCCTTGTCTGGGTTAGCTTTCACCCATGCGGTATGTTGTGCGGATAACGTACGCAATACTTGCGCATTATATCCACTAGTGCCGGACTGTGTAGCCGTTGCCGGTTTAACGTGAGTACCTACATACTTCATGCTACCGTCTGTGCCAACAATATACGTTTTACCGTCTGGCATAACTTTAATGTTTTTCGCCCCGAAATTACCGATATTTTTCATTTGGCCGTCTGGAGTCATTACAATAACTTGACCGTTCGCAAATTGTTTTGTTTCAACCTTGCCATAACCGCCCATATCTTGAATAGTACCGTCGCCCATGTTGTAACGTACAATATGGCCGTTTTGTGCGCTGCTAAACTTGTAATCCGGTTTATCAAGCGCCGCAATAGAATTCAAGTTATTCATATCAATAGTACCAGCGCCAATCTTACCGGCTAGGTAGTTATATCTTGCAACGGCTGGCGCCAACCCTTTAACCCGTTTCGTGTTATAGGTATCTACAACCGGGTTGCCGTCTTTATCTTGCGTAAATACAAGATTATTCATGATTTGCTGGCGCATTGGTTCAAGTACTTTTTCTTGATATTCGTTGACTTGTTGCATATACATATTGTTAACGTCAGTTTGATATTGTTCGCTGGCTAGGCCTTGCGCCGTTTTAAAATCAAAACCGGCTTTAACTAGGGCCAACGTATTGGCCCCTAGTTGTTTACGCGCTTCGCTTGTTACACTTGCTTTATCTGGTATAGAGTATTGGCCCGGCGCTTTATCCGCATCGGCGTTACCATTTACGGCCGAATTGGGCGCCCCATGAAAAGGTACGTTCGCCCGTTGTTGCATCATTTCTTGATATGATTGCGGTACCCCTGTATTAATACCAGTATTATTTAGATTTTGAAAATTCCATAACCCTGTGTTTTGTTGCGGTTGTGCTGGCGTTGCCGGCATTTGTGGTGCTTGCGCTGCCTGTGCTTGCAACTGCTTTTGTAACGTAGGACTTGGCTCATTCATGTATGCGTTAAAGCGCTGATCAGTAACAGGGTTAGCCGGTGCATCTGTGTTAGCTTGCATCGGTTGTGCTGGTGCTGCTGGATTTTGACCGCCCCATAATCCGATATTATTCTTTTGCATCAAGTTATTGGCAAATGTGTTATTGGAATTAGATAATAACTGGTTGATTTGACCGGCGCTATTAGGTTGTTGCATACCCATTCCAGCCATACGGTTATTATTATCCATAACTTGTAGCGCGTTCGGGTCTTGTTCGCCGCCAGCACCACCACCGCCACCGCCTAACATTGCTTGATAGCCTTTAGCCATTTTGTTATTTTGCAAGGCCCCTAAACGGTGAGAGAAATATTGACCGGCTAATTCGCCCAACGCCGCCCATGGTTCAAAGTCTTTAACGTAGATAACGCCCATTGTGTTATTCCTCTACTTTCTTATTATCTTCGGTTGCTGCTTCTTCGGTTGCTTCCTCTACTGGTTCATCTTTCTTTCTGGATTTTTTAGTTGTTTTTTTAGCTGGCTTTTCTTCCGGTGTTTCTTCCGCTGCATCTGCAATAGCTTTCAATTCATCTTCATTGATGCCTTCCGCCATAATGCCGTTAGCATAGAATAAATTATCGCCAGTACATTGCAATTCATATACATGTTCAGTATTGCCAGTTGCTTCGCTTAATGTAACCGGTTCATAAGCATTAACCGTCATAATAACTTCGCCAACTACCAATTCACTAACTAATTTCAAACCTTCCGGAGTCAATACCTTTTCTGTGCCTGTGGTTGTTACGCCAAAGGATACAGTTTCAAGGCGATGCGTTTCTTTTTCGCCCATATCATGCAATGCAATTACATCATTAACCGCACCCAAAGTGATAACAGTATCACCATTTACAAACGTTTCAATAACCTTTCCACCTTCTGGTGTTGCAATTTCAGTACCCGCTACAAAACAAAAACCTTTCATAAGCCCTCCAAAGAAACCGCCAGAACCTTGCTTAACCATTGTTTGTGCTGGTTGTGCTAGTCCATAGCGTAATGACATAAATCTATTAAGTAAATCTTCTTGATCCGCGTTATTTAACTGGCTCATAGAGTAGTAATCTTTGGCCGGTTGAATTGCCGCGCTTTGTGTTGTTGCGCCTGTATTAATAGGGTTTTGCGCTAACCCTTCGCGTTGACCTACTAAACCCGCTGCGGTGCCGGCGTTATTCATCTGATTTGCATAACCTTGGTTCATTAGATTTGCTTGATTGATAATACCATTTTGGTTGTTATTGTAGGTATTACCCCATAACCCCATTTTCGCACCGATACCGCTTAAATTATTATTAAGCGCTTGCGTATTGAGTGCCGCCGCTTGGCCTAAATCATTTGAATATTGTGCCGCAAGTGTATTAGATGCGTTCTTGCTAATATCATTTAATGCATTATCTGTAATAGATGAGTTCACAATGCCGCGACTTGCTAGGCCAGAAACTGCATTGCCTACAGTTGCCTGTAAATCATTGTTTAACGCTTGCCGTCTAGCATCTGCATAGCCTGTTGGTAGTTGGCCGTTTGTAATGCTATCCATTGCGTTTTGATTATTAAGCAATGCGCCGTTATATTCGTTAGCCAGTTGGCTTGCGCCGTTGTTCATAGTATCAACGCTTGCCGCTAACTGATTTGCATACCGCGTGTTATCAGTTAAATTCTTGGCGCCGGCCGTTGTTACTAGGTTCTGCAACGCCCCTATTGCATTTTGATTGCCACGGTTAGCGCCTAAATACGAATTATACATATTGCCGTATTCTGGCGTTATCACGTTATTCAAGGCCGCATCGCCCATACCTTGCAAGGTGTTGGCGCTTTGATTGGTGTTATTAATCCAATTCATTTGGCCTTGTAATAGTTGCTTTTCGTCGGCCGTTGCCGTAGGTAGTTTTGCGTCAATGCTGCTTACCTTCGACTTTTTACCGCCGCCGCCAAATAATTGCAAGTCAAATTTAAACATGCTTTTCCTTTCTACAAAGTCGCTTCAAGGTGTTTTCGCACCGTCTTTAGCACTTTGTAATTAAACCCATTATAGGTATAGTCCATAGTTGGAACGCGTTCCATGTTCCACTTTTTAATGAAACCGCGCACGCTTCGATGTGTTGCCGTTACAATTACATCAAGATCATTCATCTTCATAACTTCCACGATGTACTTGCCTATTACTTTCATATCGCCGTATGTCTGCCAGATAGTAAAATACCGTTGGCCGTCATGTTCGTTGATAGTCCAGAACAGGAACCCAGCATTAGGGAACCATTTGAAATAGTAATTGTATTTGTCTTTGTAGTTATTATTTTCATCGAAATAAAAACCTTCAAGACTAACACGTTCACCAGTGCGCCGTTCATAGTCTTTAATCATGCTTTCAAGGCTTTCAAGTTGCATCATTAATCCCCTATTCGTTCTATGCTGAATTTATTACGATTGCTTCCGGCTAGTATTTGCCTATCATAATACCCGCTAATAGTCAGTTTTAAACGCTGATTTCCATACCCTTGACCGATAATATTCATTACTATTTCAAGGTTTCTGTTATCATTAATTCGTATTTCTCGACTATCTTTCGTGCTTCCGTCTATAGTGATACGATAATTCCCGCTCGGGAAAAATACTGTGTTACGCCATTCTGAACGATCACTTGCCGGTCTATCTACATAAATATTATTAAAAGCAACCGGATTATACTGTACCGAATACGTGCTACCGTTTTTAATAACTTTTAATGGTGTGTTTTCGTTTCCGATGCGTGCGTATAATTCGGTTCCATTAAATGGAACCTTAATATTCTGGCCGTTTGTTACTGCTGCATTTGCAGTTAATCCGAACCGGTAAATTTGACCGTTATATTCTAGTACTAGATTAGGCATATTATTCCACCTTTAACTTTGCGCCATTTGGGAATAACAAGGTATTGTTATTTTCAAACGTTGCTATGCGTTGCCATTCATTCATGCCTTTAGTATTTGTATCAAAACGAATAAATGCAGCGTTACTGTTGGCAAAATAAAGCTGAGTACCTAATATACGGTCTTGGCTTGTATTCCACGGAAACATGGCCCCAATACCCCAATATGCAGTACCCCATATACGGTAGTTATTTAATTCACCGAATGTAAAGCCGCTATAACCAGCCTTGTTATTAGCAAGATAATCTAAATCAATCGGTTCATTAGTAAGGCCCGGAACCTTTAATGTACCCGTCATAGTATCGCCGGCCTTTTTAACACACGTCGCAACGTTATCCGCCGTTGCGGCTGAATTGGCCCGCGTTGCGGTATCTGCACGAACCGCATGTGTTGCTTCGGATACTGTATCAGTTTTGCGATAATATGTACTACTTAATCCGTTTACTGTATCCGTGATAGTTTTTAGTGTACGGCTTGGGTTATTCGTGAAACTAGCATCACCAGCAATCTTTTTAATAGCTTCCGCCATTTGATTAAGAATATCTGTTAATGCGTATGCTTTACCGTCAACTGTACGCGTACCAATTACGGCATCTGTTGCGGTGTTTACGTTTGGATCATAATACTTAATCGACTTTACACGCGTTGCATCTGTAACGGCAATCGCTACCACTACGCGCAATATTTCTTTCCAGTATGTACCAGTATACACATACATTTTTTCGTTTGTAGTATTGTAGTACATTTTATCCGTTGCCGCTGCTGGTGCATTTGGCTGGCGCATAGGTTCAAGCGTTGTACTGCCATAAGTTAGGCCACCAGATGCGGAGCGCTCAACGTATAGATACGACGTATTATTGGCCGGTAAACTCCATGCGCTTTGTTTACGGTTAATCGTTTGTGTATAATCAACTACGCCGTAATCGTTGAAACCGTCGGCGAATGATAACAATACAGGCGTTTGGCTGCCGTCAATCATTACGCTTAGGTTATCACCGGTTAAGAATGAAAATTCACCATTGCTTACTTTACCGCTCAATACTCTATTACGTAGGCCACCAGTACCACCACCGCCGCCAGTACCACCACCGCCGCCGGCTTTTAGTTCCATTTGTTGCGCAACGTTCAATAATTCATCGCGGTTTTTCTTGATACTATCTTGTACAGTATCGCCCTGTGGCGTGATATCCAAAGGGTATTTTTCTTTATATGCCATGTTTAAACCTCTTCATACGTATAATCTAACTGGCGTAACGAAATAGCGCCCTTTTGAACATTGATTTTGAATTGCACATTACGATTTGCACCGCCGCCAATTTTATACGCCTTCGTGTACTCATTCACATTCATCAATGATTTTGCTGCGTATAGCTTTTCATTCGCATAGTATGTTTTGGTTGCCTTGCTTGAAAAGTTAATTGGCTTAGGCTTCTTATTTGATATACCAATAGTGCCATGACCGGGAATAAGATTATGCGTTACAAAATTATAGTTCATTATCAACACAAATTGACGGGTTGCCAATCTGTTGCCGCTGATTATTGACGTTTGAATTTGTACCGCATCATCTGTATCTATCGTTTCATCAAGGATACCAATTTTATTGCCGTAGGCTATATACACTTCTTTGTCTACATTCACCGCCGCATTAATGCCATGCGTGAATTTTCTTGATGTGAAAACGCCCCTTCCGTCCTCATATCGTGGCAAGTAGTGATATATAAAAACTGTTTCGCCATTATATGGTTTAATCCAGATTTGCTTTCTACTGGATATATGCCATACTTCGCAGTCTTTCGTTATGTACTTCAACAAATAAGAATTGATATTTAATCCAGTTTCAAACGGTTGTATTTCTGCATAGGTATTTGTAGGCATGAAAGACATGAACCCTTGATTGCCTAAATAATAGCTACGATCATCAACGCTCACAGTTGCACCGCTACAATAGCCGGTAGAGGATAACGGATACACAGTTAAATTCTGTGCATCTGGCGTGCCAATTACTTGATACACGCGCCCGTATTCTTTATATACGATAATTGCACGTGATAAGAAATCAACTGCAATGATGCTGCCTTGGTCTTTATACCCTACGTCTACATACTGTGCGCTTGATGCATCGTTGCTGATATGGTTCCATGCGTTGTAGTCGCCAACTGCCGACCAATTCAACCGATGCGAATGAGTCGATGCAATCAGTACGCGCCCGGAATGACTTGATACTATATCACATGCCGGACTTTCAATAGTGGATAACTTACCACTACCAGAAATGGCTTGCAATTTATCACCGCTGGCGATGAGGATATCACCACCAAACGCATGATATTTCGGCCGTTCGGTACCATTTAATGTGCCTAATAATGTATTACCGCTGAAATCAGTTTCATATAAATTACGGCCACTAGAAAAGTACCATTTATTACGGTACACATCATGATATAGCGTTTCTACTGGTAGTCCAAAATCATACAATATACGAATACCCGGAACGGTACGGAGTGCATTATCTGTTCTATCGAATTCGCATTGTTGCGCCTGTGTTAGCGCTTGCACGTCGATATTTTCCGGCGGGTTGCTCCAATCAAGGCCCAGCCGGAACCCGTTTGTAGTTGCCACCTGTTTAACGCCCATTATGCTATACCTCTTGCCGCCTTAATCTGTTCCGTTATGTAGTCAATGAATTGTTTATCATATGCAGCATAATCCGTCATAAGCGACTTCTTTTTAACCATGAAAGATATAAGCTGCACTAAATACTGGTGAAAGAATTCAGAAAACGGAATAGTATCGTCTAATTCGTCAACGTGATTTTTCCGCACGCTATAAAATACTTGATTTACAGTTTCCCCGTCATAGGTTTCAAATGTTCCATTAATGATGCGGATAGGATAACCACTCTTAGGAACGAACCCCATGAAATCGGACGGAACCGCTTTCAAATTCGGTATATCGGTATTCTTAACTACTTCGCGGTCTTTAATGCTAACTAGAATAGTAGTTAGCCAGTCAATAGCTGCGTTAATGTATTGGATATATTCCAACTGTTCATCTAATATTTCGTTAGACTCTACATTAACCAGCGTAATCAATTCGCTTACTACCATAATTCCAGTACCCTTCCGCTATTACGCTTTCATTATTGCCTAAACCATTATTAATTGATTGCAACGCATTAACCATATTCGCCGTTACGCCGGAAATATCAAGGTTCATAACCCTATATACGATGTAATCAACTAATAACGTTTCTAATTCTGCCGGTAGTCCGCTTTCATCTTCCAGCTTCTTATAGCCAGCAGTCATTATATAATCAACGGTTATTTTCTGCTCATGATCAGCATCAAATACTATCGTTTGTAAATTCAATACATGATAGGCCTGTACGTCCGCATCATCGGCTTTGACATTTAACACGCTGATACATTGACCGGGCAGCGTAATCCGTCCGGTGCCATTATCTTCATGAGTTGCCTGTGCCAAACTAGGGCAGTACTGACCGATAAGGGCATTTAATAGGTGATTGCCTTCGTTGTAATACTCCAGTAAATGGTACGGTGTGTATTGTTCCTGTGGTGTATCGCCTATTTGCATGAACGCCCTATTGATAACTTGTTTTACGTTCATATTCACCCCATATAAGAATAAAGACGGGTATTACCCCGCCCATAATTCAAAAATTAGCGTTCAACTACGCCGCCAGTCATTACATTAATAATGCCGTAATCCGCACCGTTGAATCTTGTTTTTTCAACTGCACCATAGAACGCTATACCATTACCAGCAATGTTGCCGTAATCGTCTGTTTGTTCAATGTGTTTAGCTGGTCTTGCAACTGCGAAACATGCCGCTTGCTTGCCCAATAACAAGTTTTGACATACGTTAGCACTAGCAGCGCCAATGTTACCAGTTTGTACGCGTTCGTATTCATAAAGAATAACGCCGTCATATTCGCCCAACGCACCAGTAAAGATAGGGTTTTTAGAACCGCGTACATTTGCGTTTTGTTGTGCTGCCAACCATTTCGGATCATCTTTTAAATCTTTAGCCGCCCATGGAGATACTAGCATAATATATTTATCCATGCCGTCAATCTTAATCGGTTGCACTTTTGGTGCATGCATCATCGCTTTACGTTTAGCACGGGAAATAATAGTTGTTGTTAATTTATCATTTGCCGTAATGCTGGATTGCGTACCGGCTGCACTTGCATATAAAGCTTCACCATTAGAAGGATTATAGGAAAGTTTAGAAATTAATTTATTATCTAACCAATCAGATAACCATTGTTTCAAAACAACTTTAATTTCTTTTAACATATCGTATTGACTTTTTTGGTCGTCCGCTTCAAAACGAGATACCGCATTACGTACTAATTGAGTTTGTACAGTAAAATCGTAAATGTTCAAAGTATCTTCGGCGCCAGATAATTTTTGTCTATTACCTTCAACGCCGGAACCAGTTAAGTTCATCATCAAACCGAATACAACGCTATCGCCTTTAACATTTGTTAAGTCTTTGTTTTGATGTACTACGTTGGAACCGTCCATTGCGGTGAATTTATCGAAATAGCTATCTTTTACGCCTTCATGCCATACTTTTTTAGCCCATACTTTAGGTACTAAATTTGCTGGGATATTAACTTGGTTTCTTTGGTCTGCCATATTTTACCTCTTATAATTCGTCAAAATATTTGCGTACATCGTCCGGCAATGCATCAAGGTTGCCTGTTTGATACGCTTTCAAAATATCTTCTTCGCTTACCTTGTTAGGTGTAGGAACGCCACCGTTTAACGCGCCAGCCTTTGGCAACGTTGCGGCCACCTGTAACGGGTTATTCGTAACGTCGGTATTCGTTGCCCGTTCATTTTGCAGTTCATTTACAAACTTCCTAATCGTTTCAAAATCGGCATCGGTACCTTCTCCAATATCTACGCGGTAGAACGCATCATTAATAGGTTGTGCATCGCGCATTGTCATGCCGTTTAGCTTTTCTAATCCGCGTTGATATAGTTCCCCGAAATTCGGTAGTGATTTAATTTCATTTACGAAATTTAGATTTGTTTGTCTTTGTTGGTGTACTGCTAACTGTTGATTTGTGATCGTGTATTCTGCGTTAGCTTCAAAACGAATGAAATCGTTATATTTGTTTACATCTTCAAACATAAGACTTTCTAAATCTTCCGCCGTTAAATTAAAGCGTTTTAATGCTTCACGGCGTACAAAGTCGCGGATATCAGATACTTCACTATCTGGCAGTGTAATTGGTCTTTGTTGCGCTTCAAATCGTCTTGCGCGTTCTTCGGCCGCTTTACGTCTTGCGCGTTCCTGTGCAAGTGCCGCTTTTAGATTGTTATCGTTTGTATGGTTTTCTTCGTGTTCCGGTTCTTCTTCATTAGTGTTCGGCGCCGCTGCATCTA